ATTTTCCTGACCGCAAAGTCCCTACAACTTTGATAGCAAAAAATATTATGCTAGCTCATAAATGGGGAATAAAGACTCTCTATTACTCGTTGATCAATAAGAAGGGTGTTAAAGTTGAAGATGAATTTGAAACTTTACCCATAGAAGACATAGGCGAAGAAGAACATTGCGAAACATGTATTTTATAGAGGAAATTAATGTTAGAAACTATCTGTGATATTTTAGTAGATGCTTACAAAAGAAATTGGATTACTAGTCGCGACGGTAATATTAGTATTCGTCATAGCGATCGGGACCATTTCTTCATTACTCCAAGCGGGGTAAGAAAGCAAACCCTACAACCAGATCAATTCAAGAAAATTAGAATTCTCAATAATGATGGGTTAATGTCTTGGGAAGAAATGGAATATACAGATATTAGTAAAAACCTCCGACCCAGTGGCGAACTTCCACTTCACTTTGCCCTACAAAAAAGACTCGGTTCATCAGGTAAAGATACTAGAGTTGTAGTTCATTTACATCCAACTTACTGTGTGGCAGCAATGCACGCCAATATTGACCTTTCTAAGTTGGTTAATGAGTTTCCTGAACTTGGTCGCTATACAAGAGTAGCAAAAAACGTAGGCATGGTTCCCCCGATATCAGAAGAACTAGCCAGGCAGACGGTAAGCAAATTAAAACTTACAGAAGAAGGTGACTTGGGATTTGACATTGTTGGTATAAAAGGACACGGCGTCGTAGCAATTGATTCAACCCCATGGCGTGCATATGAGCACGTGGAAAGACTTGAACACATTTGTCAGATTGTATTGGCAAGTAAAGCGGCGTATACACCATGTAAATGCGGCGGAAGTAAAGGTATTTAAGGGAGCAAAAAATGTCCAAGGCACAATATGATTTATCAGCCAAGACAGATTATCTTAGTCGTAAAATGTTTTTAGACCCACGCGGTCCTGTAACCATTCAAAGATTTGAGGAAGTAAAATATAATAAGTTGCAAAAAATGGAAGCTACTGCTCGTGGTTTCTTTTGGGTTCCTGAGGAGATAAACCTCAGCAAAGATGCAAACGACATGAAAGATGCTTCAGAAGCAATAAAGCATATTTTTACTAGTAATTTGTTAAGACAAACTGCACTAGATAGTTTGCAAGGTAGAGCTCCTGCACAAGTATTTACCCCTGTTTGTTCTATTCCTGAGCTTGAAGCTATTATGAGTAATTGGTCGTTTTTTGAAACCAATATTCATTCACGTTCTTATAGTCATATTATTCGCAACATTTATAATGTTCCAAAAGAAATTTTTAATACTATTCATGATACCAAAGAAATTATTGACATGGCCTCAAGTGTGGGTAAATATTATGATAAACTACATGCTCTTAATTGTAAAAAAGAATTAGGAGAAAACGTAGAAGAGCAAGAGCATATTAATGCAATATATCTTGCCTTACATGCTAGTTATGCTCTTGAAGCAATTAGATTTATGGTGTCATTTGCCTCCAGTTTAGCTATGGTTGAAAATAAAATTTTCATGGGAAATGGTGCAATTATTAGTCTTATTTTACAAGACGAATTGCTTCATAAAGAATGGACAGCCTGGATTATTAATCAAGTGGTTAAAGAAGATCCCCGTTTTGCTGTTGCTAAAGTTGAGTGCGAAGAAGAAGTTTTGAATATTTATAAAGATGTTATAAGAGAAGAAAAAGAATGGGCTGAATATTTGTTTAAAAAAGGTCCAGTCATTGGGCTTAATACAAATATACTTTGTGATTTTGTTGATTATACTGCGCAAGAATCATTAAAAGCTATAGGAATTAAATATTGGAATCCTGCACCAAAAACTACTCCCATTCCGTGGTTTAACAAACATGCAGATACGTCAAAGAAACAAACAGCATTACAAGAAGCAGAATCAACCAATTATGTAATTGGTGTTTTATCCGATGAATTAGATTATGAGCAATTACCAGAAATATGAGGAAAATAATATGAAAGCTATAATATGGTCCAAAGAAAGTTGTCCTTTTTGTGTTAACGCAATCAAATTATTTGAAAGGTTTGGTATTGAATATGAAGAAAGAAAAATAGGAGAAAATTATACCAAAGAAGATTTGTTAGCTGTAGTTCCTGATGCAAGAACTGTTCCTCAAATTTTCTTAGATGGTCAATATGTCGGAGGCTATACCGAACTAAAAAAGAAATTTGAAAATATGTTATAAAACTGAATAAAATAAGTTAGTAAAATTAGGAAATAATTATGAACATTATAAAAAATGAAATAATAATTTTGAAACTCACTTCAGGCGAAGAATTAATAGCAAAAGTGATTAATGATGAATTAATGCAATTAACAGTAAAAAATCCTATATCAGTTGCAACGACTACTCAAGGAATAGGTCTAATACCCTGCTTATTTACTGCAAACGAAGAACTTGATGTTATAATTAATAAGAATAATATTATAATGTATGCTTCTCCCAGAGAAGAAATTAAAAACAAATACATTGAAATGACTTCAGGCATTACCGTTCCTAATAAAAAAATCATCTTGGGATAATGATAAATATTAAAAAATGATAGAGAATGGTTATGTCTAAAAAGTTAAGTAGAGTAGGCGACAAAAATGATCGCGGGGGAATGATTGTCACGGGAGCAGAAACAGTATTTGCAAATGGTGTTAAAGTAGGGGTGCATAAAAGTGATATTACTCCCCACCCTAAAGGTAAAAAACATAAAAAAGCAAAGACTACTGATGGTAGTCCCACTGTGTTTGCAGAGGGCAAACCAGTTCTCAGGGTAGGGTCGGGAAATACATGTGGTCATAGAATTATTCAAGGTTCTAATAACGTTTACGTTTCCTAAGGAAATATAAATGGCAGATACACCAAAACAAACACCATTGGGAATAAATTGTATTGGTTCATTACTCAATAATACAGGATTTACAATTAATCCTATAGTTACCAAATATTTGGGAACTAGTAAATCCAATACTGATTATACTTTTGGAAAATTAATTTCAGAAACTTGTTTGCTTCCTCTTACAGTAGCTATTAATGATGCCTACGTAAGAGGGTTAGTTAATACTTCAACATATCAAAATTTGATAACAATAGGAAAACAAACAATACCTGCTTTGGGAAATTCAATGCCTGATACATACAAGGTTGAAGACCCTTCAGGTAATTGGACAACCAAAGCAGTAAAATATGGACAACAATTGGGAATACCTTCTCCTTTACCTGGACCGGCTAATGTAGGGTATCCTATAAATTCAAATGTTAATCATGGACAATCAGCTACATGGTATCCATATGATTCGTCTAATCCTAACTTTGGAGTATCACAATGGGGTTATTTGAGGCTTCATGCATTACAAGCATGGAACGAGTTTAATTGGAATAATGATAATCCAACAGGCAGTGTAGATTATGTAGACTTTCTTACGTCTATTATGACGGCAGAATCTTTCATACGCTATAATAATGAAGTAATATTATCTACACAAAATGCCAAAACATTCATGGATGGCATTTATAGCAACATGGATGACCTTATTACTTCTGATTGTTTAGGTGTAAATTTAGCCAATGAATCTTTTGGTATAGATTTAGAAAATCTAGGGTATGTGTTAGATTTGTCAACTATTGACACATTTGGTTTTCCTTCTAATTTACTTAAAATTTTGGGTGATAGAAACGCAATTATTCAAGATTTAGCTTTATCTCTAATTCTTACCGGAATGTCAGACACTGAAATACAAGATTTGATTTCAGGAAAAAATGAAACACCTACAATAGAACAAGAACAAAAAATATATAACGCTTTTCAAGTTATTACAGGTGAAAATTTACAAGAAATTCTCAATATTTTAGAGTGTAAAACTCCAGGAATAAACAACCTTGCAGATTTACTTAATGTTAAAAAATTGTTTCCTACTAGCTATAGAACTCTTACTGTTCCTAAATATAATGAAACTTTGGGGTTACCCACTAACAGTAAAACATACTTTTTAATATTTGAAAATGATAATATAAATGACGCTATAACTACAGAAGCTATGAATGAATACGTTGGGTATCAGACCCCCATTAGAACACCCAATGATAATTCTAATAATACTACAGATATAGTTACTAAAATTAAAAAAGGATTTGGCTCACATTTATTTAATATATTGCCTAGAGAGCAAGCAATAGCAGCAGGTGCTTTTGTGTTTGCTATGCGCCAGATAAAAAATATTGATAAGGCTAATATTAAAGATTTTGCTAGAGTAATAAAATCATTAGAAACTACTAAAGATTTACCGTTAATAGCAGGAACATCTAAACCCACAGATGATTCGCTAATACAAAATACACAAACTATTCAAGCCTTGGGTTCAGGACCATACGGGACCTATACTTTTTCAGATTTCTTTGGTTCAATGAGTGGACTTCCTTACCCATGGGAAAAAATTTATGATGCTATCTCTATATTACAAAATAACACTTTGTTAGAAATATATAAACAATTATTTTTAGCTGTAACATGGGAACAAGCAACGGCTACGGTTGAAAGTGTAGAAGGACCTCCCGGAGTTTGGACAGTCACGGGAATAACCATTACTAATCCAGGTGGCGGATATGGTCGTGAAAATATTATGCCCACAGCATCAATCAATGGAGTTCCCGTACAAGTTACAATAGGAATTGATCCTTCAAATATTGGGTCAAATGGTACAGGAGAATATGGCAGAGTATTAAATATACAGGTTCCAGGGGGGACATTTAATAGTTTGCCTGTTATAACTATATCGCCCCCGCCCGGGAACGGCTTTCCGAGCATAAACACAGATATACAAAATTACATAAATCAAGCTAATGCTGAAATTCAAAATATATCCAATGCCAAGCCTGAAGTTGCTAGGTTACTTAATACATATTGGAATATTTTAGGTGAACAGTTAAAAATAGAACAAAGAACTAGATTTGTGGGGTTATCGCCTGTTGATATTACAAAAGATTTGTTTACTAACCTTTATCCTTCCACTGTTAATATTTTTGTTGATTCGTTAGGAGAGTTGGCACAAGATACACTACCACATATGTCAGCACAAACAATAGAAGCAATAGCTGATTTATCTAATATTGGCGGGCAAAGCATTATTGGGTTGATGCGTCAGGAAAGAAACAAGACTAGATTAAATTCTGTAGGATTGGATCAGGATAATAACATACCTTCAAAATTGTCCGATATGGATATGAAGACTTTATTGACTAATAATACCATTCCCGCCGGCATAAACAATGTTATAAATAGCCCGTTAATTGATAGAATTAAAAACAATCCTATGATTTTTGGTGATGTGTTAAAAGGGATAAAAGGTTTTACTATTCCTAGTTGGCATAGAAACATAGTTAATGAAAATGTAATCTATCCTGCTCCTAGGGGAAAATATATTCCTAGTGACACTAGATTAATAGGCGAGTATCAAGTTGCTATATTATCTCCCAACAAGGGATATGTTTCCGGAGATATAACAGGAATAATTAACGGAGAAGTTACACCTATAGTGAATAATATAGTTCCAGCGCAATTTGAACCAGAAATTTTTGATTCGGTATCAATTTCGTTACCCTATGAGCTAGATTCTGACTTGACAATTACTATGGATATGCGTTATAGTGCTAGCACAATGCTTGCTTCAG